CTACATTCCGTCATCCCCGCAGTCGCAGTTTCCGGCAGCACAATTCGTATAAATCGGTTTATCTAGGTTTGAACAGTTCGGCCCGCGGCAGTTGCTTGTGATCGTGCACTTGTTGCACTTAACTTGACCGCACTGAACTTGAGCGCATTGCACTTGGTAGCAATGAACGTTGTTGCATCTAGAGCACTGGGTGCAATAGGTACAATGCGTGCAGTAAGTGCAATGTCCCGTCTTCCAGTTGAGGTCGTTTTGTAACTGGCTCACCTTTGTCAGATTGGCCCAATAGCCGACGTCGTCTGTAAGCTGACTGACCTTAGTCAAAACGCTTTTCTTCCACAGTCCTAAACCGTCAGTCAAATCAGAGAGTTTTGTCGGCAAGCCGCTTTTTCTAGCCACCGGGTGTCCCGTCGTTCCATCGTGAACTACAAGCGTCTTTTTGGTTGTATCGACTGTAATTTCTCGTTCGGCTCCGACAAAGGTCTCATGCTCAGTCGTTGTCCCTCCACGGAGCAAAATTGTTCTGGTCGTCATGAAAGTCTCCCGGGAACAAGGACATATCCATTCCCGAATTTGACAATGGCTTCTCTTTCTGCGATCGGACATACTGTCGGAGTATCCGCAGGCATTGCAATCGATGGAATGAACCAACCACAATAGTCGTGCTCCTCCGAGTACCTGCCTCTGACTCCATTGTCTGCAAGAATGATTTTGTTCGGATCAAACTTACTGTTAATGCAGGCGCAGAGCTTGTAACTTCTGTGTTTCGTCCTGAACATCACCATCGGGTGATCGTCGGTAACCCGATTCTCTCCGCGACCCTTCATTTGAATTGCTCTTCTAGAGCCTAAGTGCCCATGGCTGACGCCTACTACCTTAACCGGCTTTCCCAACCAATCAATGATTTCGTCACCGATCAGAATGTTGTGAACATCTATTAGGCCCTTGCTTGTCTCCAATTTTCCTGAGACAAAGCAACTGTCGTCTGTGCAATCGCAGTTGCACTTGGTGCAGTAGCTATAAACCGAGCACTGAATCGTCGTGCAGTTCACCGTCGTACAGTTGATGGTCGTGCAGTTTATGGTCGTACAGTTATGACAGTTGGAGCACTGTTGACAATATGTACAGTGCGTGCAGTAGGTGCAATGCCCGGTGAGAAAGCCGCTGTCATTTTGCAGCTGACTGACTTTTGTCAGAGCACCAGAAGCCCAAAAGCCTTTGTCGTTTGTAAGCTGAGATAGTTTGGTCAGCTCGTCTGAGCGCCAAACGCTTAAGTCGTCTACCAGCTGAGATAACTTTGTCGGTACCTCGGCCAAGCGCGCCAAGAGGGCACCTCCGGGCGTCTCCCCATCATGAAGACGAATGGTGTGGAGATCATCGTCGATCGTGATCTCCTTGAGAGCACCGGTGAAGACTGCACTATCTTCACTTGAGCCATGCTTCCATTGGATTACTTTTGCCATTTTGTTTTACCTTTAAGAGCAGTGCGTACAGTGGCCGCAGTGTGTGCAGTAAGTACAGTGTCCCGCGATATAACCTTTGTCGTTTTGAAGCTGACTGAGCTTGGTTAACTCGGCCTGCTTGAGATATTGGACATCCGGTGTTAGCTGAGAAAGTTTTGTCAGGTTTCCGCTTGATCGGTAGACGTCGTTTTCCAACTGGTTTGTATTGGTAGGAACGTCCGACTCCTTTGCCAACTCGTGGCCGCCGGGTGTTGTACCATCGTGGACTCGGATTCGATTGTTCGTCGTATTGACAGTGATCTCCCGATCATGGCCGACAAAAAGCTCATGCTCTACAACCGTTCCTCCGCGAAACTGAATAATCTTCAGAGGCATTAGCTCAGCCCTCCCAAGTCAACGGTGTCAGGCATCGTGCCTGTCGCTCCAGTTAAACCTCGCGGGATTTTTAAAAGGAAACTCGGTGCTTCGTCCGTTCCGGTTTTTTCAACGGAAGGCTCTGAGTTCGCATCCAACATCTGTATCGAGATAGAGATTTCAGGTGTTGTTCCGGTATCTCCTTTACTTCCCGTATCCCCCTTGGGAATTCCGAAAGTAAAGACCGGAGCTTCGATTGTGCCTGTCTTAGTAACAGTTGCTGATGCACCTTCAGATAACGATGTAGCTTCGACGGAAATTTCCGGAGTCGGTCCCGTATCTCCCTTCGGCCCGACTAGTTCTCCCATGTTTTCCCAGTGAGCTTCTTCTGTATCGGTTGCTGCAACCCATGTATAGAGGTTCATTCCGGCTAAGACAAGCTGACCAACAGTTCCCTCAGCAGGGAGACTTTCTGCATTCACTACCACAGCATCAGGTTGAATACCGTCTCCTTTATCACCTTTTTCGCCTTTAAAACTTCCTTGTTTCGGCGACAGAGTTGCCGTAGTTTCAGTAACGGCCGTAATCCCGAAGTAATCCCCTATCCGATTTACAACGTGGTCTCCGACCTTAATGTTGACAGATGGAGATATGGCTTCTTTGGACATCGTCATTCCGGAAGAAGCCTCGGCCATGTATCGGAAAGAGAAGCCAGCTTCAGCATTGGACTGAAGAACCGTCTGCTTGATAGATTCCAAGTTTGTTGCAACGGAGGCCGCACTTTCCACTGCTTCTAAGTTCTCAGCTACAGTTTGAATTGCCTCAACCTTAGGGCTAAGCGCAGTGATATCGTCGGTAGCTTGTGCGACTTTTTTAATGTTGCTGGGTGCAGAGGATAAGTCCGCTGCTACAGTCTTTACATCATCCAGGTTTGCGTTTACAGCCTTAACCTTTTCAATATTGTCTCCAACCGGGTGAATACAGTCATCAATATGGTCGGCAACTTTCTTGATATACCCGTCTTCGACTTTGGTCTCGCCGTCAATATCCGTATCTGTAATTGATCCAAGGTCAAGTGTTTCTGTCTCAAACCCTCTTAGGTCGGAACCAACACGATGGATATCATCAATGTGCTGTCGATTGATTTGCAAATCAGGAAGATGCGGAACTAAAGCCTCCACCTCTGCTCCGATGACCTCGTTGCGGGCGAGAATAACTTCCGCTCGAGCAACGGCAGCGTCAATAGCCGCTTTATGAATATCGATTTGAGCTTTAGTCTCTTGGATTTCCTGCCATGTAGATGAGACGTATAAGCCTGTGGAGACGACTTCGTTGTAGATTGTCTCGGCTCTCTGTGCATAGTCCGCCGCTTTTTCCGCCACATCCAAGAGGTTAGTCATCACCTCTTGAGGGGTTTTCTCGGACGTAATCGGGACGATAAGACAACGGCGCATCTGTTCGAGAATCTGCTGAAGCTGAATGACGCGACGATCTTCTTCTTTATTGATTGACTTTGGGCTAAAACTCCCATACATCGTCAAATTCAGATTTTGGGTATACGGGACCCCGCTGCAGATTGCGAGCTTATGCCCGCTGGCCAATGCAGTCTTTAAAGTCACGCGCCCGCCCGGTGTCGTATTCTGGTCGGAGTTGAGCGTGCAAGTGTAGGCGTCTTTACTCAGCGTGGTTTCGTTTTCGTCTGCGTCAGCCACAATGACGACAACGTCATCGGCGCTCAGCATGTAGAAGTCAAAATCAAACTGCGTCTGCCCCGTGCCGGTAAACGGACCCGCTTTGCGATTACTTTCAGGAACCATATATCTATCCTCGATTTGAAGAAAAATATAAAAGTCCCCAAAAGTTCAATGCGCACTATTTCATAATCTCCCAGCGGTCCTTGGATTTGGCTACACGCGGGAGTCGTCCGGGCATTGCGCTCGTCGGCTGCCACCAGTATCCCGTCCCCCGCATCCTCATGGATTTGCGCTCCATACGTCTGTGATACCCGGGATTCATCATCTCCTGCAGTTGGTTAAATACCGCGTGATTAAGAAGCTGTTTGGTGTACCAAAGATTAACCATCGGGATGTTGCTCTTGGCAAAGCGCAGGACGTTGGCGCCAATATCGCGGTCATCTTTGTATTTGTCATAGATCGTATAGGCGTCCAGCATGGAGGAGAAGACCGGGCCAAAGGCGTTGTAAATGTTCGGGTGGCCGTACTTGTAGTCGCCCAAAGCCGAGACAAAAATATCTCCGGCAAAACCGGCGCCGCCTCCAGAAGTAAATGCTCTGGCGATATTGTCGGTCGTAAAGGGATCCTGGATGTCCTGACCGTTGAGCAGGTCTTTAAACATATTGGAAACCGCGGCGATCATGGCTGTACCAAGAATCAGCGTACTGTAATAGCCTATCCACGAAGCTCTCGGGTGCCTCGCACCGTTACGCTTCTTATATCGGTAAATATCCCCAGCTCTCTGAAAATGACGAGTCAGCATCGCAGTGGGAAAAGATTTAAATAGAAAAAAACATTGCCACGCTTCACCCGCGATTGTGCCTCTGGATAGTCCTAAATTCGAAATTGCTTGAGTGTAGAGGTCGGGTTGTAACGAGGCCATATGCGCGTCATCGAAAACGAAAGCCAGGTAATCGGAAGCGTACTTCTCCAGCGCGTGCCGAGAGATTCCGAGCGTGGCAAGGTCGGCGTCCGAGATATTGAGAATGCTGTTCTTAGTGACAAATTCCGCATCGTCGAATTTTTCCGCCGGCGCCTTCTGGATGACTTTCCAGAATGTCTCATCGAGGCCGAAGTTCTCCAGGCGCTCTCTAAGCCAGCCGTCGCAAGTATTCCAGTCGTATTTCCGGGCGTTAGTGTAGAAAGCCATGGCCGTGAGCGCAGCGCCCCTTCTGATGCCGTCTGTCCATTGCGACAGGAGTGAGGCCCTCATAGTGGCGTCTGCCAGTTTGGAGGTCACGCCCTGGCTCATGTTGTCTGTGACGAATCTATTGGCGGCAGAGTTGAAAACGTCTCCGATCACGCCGGCCTGTGCGGCAAAGGCCACGTCACTCTTATCAGCCGGATTAAGCGACTTCGCTAAATACATCGCACTCTGAGCAAAGGGCATGTGGTTGACATGACACATGTGAAAGTATGTAGCAATATCGGACATGCTCGTTAAGAATGCACCACCGAGTTTGCCGGCAACTTGAAGATTACGAGCACCCTGGGCGATTGCGGCAAGTGTTTCATTCTGGATGCCTCTGCTGCCGTTCAGGTTTTTCCACATCGCATTGAGCATGAAATCCGCAGTTGTAACTTTTTTTCCTTCTACATTATTGGACTGATTATTGAGAATCTCTGTAGATCTACGAAGAGTGTTAAAAGTAGTAGTCGGACTCGGCCCCATTTCCTCCAGGAGCGTGATGTCTCGCGACATCGCACTGACGTGCGACAGCATGGTGCCGAATATTGAGGGATCCTGGCCAAACATGCGGTTGTATTCGATCCGAGCCTTGTAATCTTTGAAGTGAATTGTACGGTGCTCCTGGCGTTGTTCCGACTTCGCTTTAGCTCTGCCGCTGGGTTTTGCGTCGGCGGCATTCTGGTGCTGATCCCCGTTCTCCGTAATGGAGAGATACGCTTCCCGGAGGACGTTTTTAATTTCCAGGTCGTTCATTTGCTCCAAGTTATCGTCGAGATACTGAGTTTTATCCAGGCGCTCGAAAACCCAATCGACCCATGCGTCACGGTTGGCGGCAAAATCGTGTTTCTTAAATACCTGTGTGACCGCTTTCGCCCTGGCTGCAGTACGTCCAGCAAAGCTCTTCGGCGTTTTTTCTGCCAGGATTCTGGCTGCGTTAAGCACCTTGCCCTGATTGTGGGTCTGCGGCATGATCCAGTCTTCACGGGATCGGATGTCTCCGCCCGCTCGGTTGTAACGCTCACGCATTTTCTCGTTGCACTGGATCCAGGCCTGCGCCGCTTTCTTATACTCCGCGTTCTTAGTGTCGACGCCGGAGATTTCCGCGAGGATCCCCGCGGCCGCGTCATCGTTTTCGATCATGCCGAAAAACTTCGGGCAAGCGGCCTGGAGCGTGTCCACAAGCTCCGAGGCGTATTCCTTCGATACGCCGACCGCGTGCTTGTGGACTTTATCCAAATACCTCATGGCGGCAGCATTTGCGCTCAGGCCTTTGGCCCTCATGTCGCCGGTGTAGTTCTGCATGGCTGCGAGTGCGATCACTTGCCGCTGTGCATTGACCTTCATGCGGTTGGCTTGCCGCTGCATATCCTGTGCTACGAGCGCGGCGGCCTTGGCAACATATTGGTCCTTGGTCAGGTTGGGCTCGGTTTTCCGAATATCGAGCACCTTGCTTTTGATGTTAAGGACAATGTCCTCGCCTTCCTTGGCCGTTAGCTGTCGGCCGATAACTTGACTAACCGAGTCCAAACATTCTTTCTTTAAGCCTTTTGCCATATTCTTGAATCCTTAATCGAAGGCGTTATTGGTAAACATACAAAGCGCGGCGCGGGACATTCCGCTTGCGTCCTTCTCCAACTGCTCGGCCGCTGCCAGGTCTCCGGCCACCATCTCGCGCGGCGTGGTCTCGTTGCCGTTCTCATCCAAAATCGGCATATCGCCGTACTTCTCCATGTCGAGATCAAAGCGGCTTTGGACAAATTGGTCGTCCGTCATGACTCCGGATAACTTGCTTTGATCCGGCGCCTGCTCGGTCTTAATGCCTAAAGTCTCTAGGCCTTCTTTAATCACGGCCTTGGTCTCGTCCGGCAAATTGGTGTTGTCGACAACTTGAGTAACCGTCTGTCCGAGGTCTTCGCCAAATAGGCTCGGAGAATCCGCTTCGCGTTTGACCTCGATTTCTTTATCGGTTGCGAGCATTCTCGCGTAGACATCTCGGACCTCAGGCGTCAATTCGACATCCAGGTCAGCGGCCGACTTGTAGATCGATATCAGCCAGTCTTTGAACTGTTTGAAGATCGCTTCCAGCCTGGAGGACGGTGCAACACCGTCACGGAGGTACTGCTCAAAGCCGCGGGCAAACTGCTCATGGAATTGCCGCTTTTCTTCGAGCGATAAGCCGTTCCATTCTTCCAGATCCTTAAGGCCGAACCAATCCATCAGCGTCTGAATGTCGGCCCTCACCTGCTCGGGTGCGTCGGAGCGCATTACCACGTCCATCATGACGTCCAGGAAGTAGTGCCCGGACTCATGGACGAAAGTCGATTCGTCGGCAGTTCCGAACAAAGTAATCATGCGTTCGGCAGGCGTGTACATGCCGCGAGTCTCATCCCCTGATTGAGGATAGCCATTGTTTTCCCTTGACGGATCTTTTATACTGGAATCCTTGTCTAGAGCGGAAAATTTGTCGCCTGCCGCCGGGTGTCCCTTCGGGGATACGACTGCATCGTGAGGGTTCTTCGATTTTTCGGAGAGGGTGTCCACGGACAAGGTAACCCTATCCATCTTGCGATAGGGTTTTTTATTTCTTGTTCTATGCAACGATTTGTAGAGCTGGAGTTTGCCGCTCTCCCTCTCTTCTAAGTTAATAGCGAGCAAATACGTCTTTCCTATCAACTTCGTAAAAATTACTCCGTTTCTTCTTACTCCTTTTTCATTGACCCGCGTATCTCTAATAACTTCGTCCGGGTTATTGATGATGTTCTGAATCTGGAGATAATCTCCCGGAAGAACGTCAGGCGCATGGTGATTTACAACATGGTCTAAAAAATAAGCCTTAGACGTGTAAACACGGGGATCTGTTACTCTATCCCCGAAAATCGCTTTTAAGTAGGCGTCCGGGACAGTGGCTATATCTTCTAATTCTGTTCCGAAAATAGCCTCAATTTCGCCGCGTGTTTTTCCTCTAGCGGTTTCAATTTCCGACGGCTTCAGCCATACCTCTAGCCTTTCCTTCTGACTAGATACTCTCGACTGGAAAAGGCCTTCGGCGGTTTCCTTCCCGCCTTTGCGAACCTTGAGCGCATAGCGTTTCTCCAATTCGTCGGCGCTCATGCCTAACCGCTCTCCGAGTGTTCTGTAGAAAGCGTCGTAGAGGTCAGCAGAATAGGCCGCGAGTTTTTCTTTAAACCCGGCGCCCAGGAGCTGGTTGAATACTCGATCTCTGAAGGAGTCGAACTGCGTTCTCAGCGTTTCCGGATCGACGCCTTCGCCTGAGACATTAACCGGCTCGCCATCGTCCAACTGTTCCCGGGCAAGTTTCTCGTCCGCGATCGACTTGTTGATGTCGCCGTTCATGCCTGAGGGCTGATCGCCCTCAATCACGTCCGCAGAACGGAGCTCCATGGCAGCGTCCACCGCGCTCGGAGTGATCGAGTCGATTGCTTTATCCAGGGCGCCGAACTCGCTTTTAACCTGGTTGAAAACCTCGTCGCGGCTGACCTTACCGAATAGGCCTTCGCCTCCGCTCTCCTGCTGAGCCACCTCATTGAATCGGGCCAGGGCGTCCTTGAGCCGTTCGGGATTCTTGGATAACAGGATATCTCTAAACCATGCCTGCACCGGTGTGGCTTCAAAGAAAGATTCCGTAATCTCGCCTTCGACCTTTTCGCCGTTAATCTTGCGGGCCTCTTGTTTGGTTTGCATGTAGTCAGCGAGCGCCTCCATGAGGTCGCCTGAGAAGTCAAAATCTCCGCCGTGACGTCTGAGTTTGACGACCTCGGGTGCGGCGGCCTGGAGAACGTCCATCACCTGCTTGTCCTTCGGGTCGTCCGCGATAAAGCGGTTAATCAGTCTGTTGTCCGGATACGCGGCGGCAAAAATCGCCGACTTCATTCTCTTCCGGACATTGTCGTAGATGACCTTGCCCTCGGCGTCAATAAGGCCTTCCTTGTCCGGAGTACGGCGCACAAATTCGTCCATCGAGCGGACGGAGATACCGTTGTCCTTAGTAAACTCAACCTCCTCCAGGCGTACATTTCGGGCGTCCTGGGCGGCCTGCTCGGCGGGATTGAGCTTCAGCGTTCCGGTACGGTTGGACAACTCGCCGACGCCCTCCTTGACGTCCGCATCGTCCATTACACGCACGAGGACGGGTTCGCGCATTTTCTTGACCGCGCGGCGGCTGATGCCGAATTCCTTCAAGGCCCTGGTCAATTCCTCTTTGTACTTCGTAGCCTTGACGTTGCGATAGGCTTCCTGCAGGCCCGCGATACGTCCGTTGCCTGCGATCGCTCGGGCGCCTTGCACTTCCGGATTAGTGAAGTCGGCATTGAGACTGCCGTCAACACTGTTAGACGTCATCACATCGCTCGCCTCAATCAGGGCATAGCGCATCGTGGTGCGGTCGCCGTTGGTGTCCGAGACTGTGACCGTCTTACCGAGAATGGCCGAGGAGTCTTCCGGCAAATACGCGATCACGGGCGTACCCTCGCCCAAAGTTGCACCATTGCGCAAGCGATTGAAGTCCGGAGCCTGCGCGATCTGCTGCATCTGCAAGCGGCTTTCTTTACCGCTTCTGTCGCGGTTCTGAATGGACTCAAGCACACTCTTATTCATGCGGCTTGCCTGACCTTCCACGGGTGCGGCCGGAGCCTCAGCCTGGGCCTTTTCCGCTGCTTCTCTTGCGGCCCGGACTCGAGCACCTCGTGCGCCGAGAAGGCCGAAACCTGCGCCCATGAGGGCGGATGTTGTTAGGCTTACAGGATCGAAAGGATCGTACTCTTTGGAGATAACCGAATAGTCCGCGTTATCCAGGACGAACTTAATCGCCGACTGCTCAGTGATGTCAGTTGCGGGATTGACCAGGGCGCCGAAGGTCGCAGACTTCAAATAACTTGTGCCGAGGGAGGCGGGGAGCGCCATGCCGACAGCGTTTGTCACGCCTGTAATCAAGCCCGCTTTCGTGGCCGTCTCTGTATCCACGCCCTTGTCCTGGAGCTTATCTTTCTCATAACGTCCGAGGTCGGCGCCGAATAGCGCACCGCCGACGAACGGATTGCCGCCCGCGAGAACGGAGTAACCGATACCCTTGGCCAAAGAACCGGTCAGACCGTAGAGGATCATGGCCGCCGTGCCGGTGGTCTCGGGATTCGGCGTGTAATCGTTCTTGATCTTGAGGCGTGCCTCTTTTGCGTCTTGCCTCAGGCGATTGACTACTGCATCCTTATTGACATTGAGGTCGGGCGCAAAGGGATCCTCCTGCTGGGCGAGGTAGTAATCATCATCTTCGACCCTGAGCGCGGCCGCCTCGCTAATGTCCGACTTCGTAGCTTCCCATTCTTTTCCAAAAGACTGGCCGATCGCGCTCCAGGAGCCCTCGAAAAGTCCGGGCGTGAGGGCCTCGGCGTCTTTCTCCGGAGCACTGTACTGATTAATGACTTTAGCTTCTTCATTGGTCAGTCCGAAACGATTGATCCAGCTCATTTAATTCTCCGGGAAATTGTGTCGTTAAGGTCAAGTCGGAAGGGCTCGCCCTTTTCGTCGGTTACGTAGCGCAGGCCGTCGCGGATAAAGTAGACACCGTCGCCTACCCACTTGAGAGGCGCCGTGTTGATGAGCCTGGCGGATTGCTCAGGTGATACCACCTGATTCCGATAGACGAGCTTTTTGCCGCCTTTCAGGAAGTCCTTGCTGTAGACCTGCAAAACGTCTTCAAAAGCTCCGAGCTTGGTAAAGGTCATCAAGTCCTTGCTCGCCTGCGAGAGTCTGGACGGCAAAATGATCTTCGCGCCGTTGTGCTCTGCCACCGGGCCGATCACATTTTCAATCGCCGTGTCCACGTCGCTTGAGCCGCCCGCCTGGAGCGCATAAGCGTGCTCGTTTAAAACTGCGGAGATTAGATCCTCGTACTCCGGACTCCCGGGCGGGATCGGCAATACGCCGTCAAGTTTCTGGCGGATTTCGGGCTCGTCTTTATTCGCGTCGTTAACCTTGTTTCTGCGGTAATAGTTGCCCTTGATCTGACGCAGTGCGCCGTTGTTCTCTCGACCCTGGGGCGTGGAGGCTACGCCCAAAGCGATAGAGAGGAGATGATGATTCTTACCAATATCGCTTGCCAGCGCGGCCAGGGCGTCACTGTCGCCGGTAACCGGATCAAAGATCGCGTCGGAGAGTTTCTGCGCATACTCGGCCTGGTGGTCCTCATCCAGGTTGGCGAAAGTTTGGCAAAGGGCGGTGGCCTCGGTTTTGGTGAGGATGTGCGCGTCCGTGCCGAATCGCTTGGCCACATCTTTGTAGCTGCTGATGCGGTTGCCGAGCTCTTGGATCGCGAGTGTCTGATTGCTCCAGTCCTGGATAGGTTTAAAGCCGAGTTCGGGGATCCCCACAATCGCAAAGCGCATCGGATCCTTGGCCCGCTCGGTCTTGACCTTCTCTGCTGCCTTATCCCATGTCGCCTTCTGCTCCATGCGGGTGGCGTACTCGGGAGCGTCCTTCTGAGGCGTGAGCGCTCGGCTTGTGGCGTCCATATCGCCTACAGACATCGCAGGCATGGAATGGATGGCGGAATTGAGCTGGGCCTGTTTCTCCACCTCGGCGTGCATACGGACGCCCTCGTCTTGGCCATAGACGCTAATGAAGTCAGCGACATCCGGGAGCCCGGATACATCACCCGTGTTGATCGCGCGGGATAAGACGTTATCTACCGATCGCTTTAATTCGACCTTGGCCTGCTGAGCCTGCTGGCCTCGTCTCTGTCTGGAGGCGCGGAACAACTTGATCTTGTCAGGAAGCGGCAGTGCATCGATCACCGGATCGCCCGTTTGAACGTTCGGATTGAAGGCCACGTCCTTAGAGGTCAGGCGCGGTTTGTCCGTCGGCTGCTCTGCGGCGCCGGCAATTCCCAACGCCTTATGGACACCGGCTGTAATCGTTTCTTGGGAGTAGGCGACCGCGCCGATCTCCTGGCGCATCATCGCGCTGATGAGTTTGGTCATCACCTGAGGATCCTTGACGTCAAGCGCCTCTCCGGGATTGACGCCCATGGCTTTGCAGACATTGCTGATGTATGCACGTGTCACGCTGTCACTGGCCGCGCAGAAGCGATCGACAATGCCGTCCACGGTGTTGATGCCGTACTTGGAAGCATAGGTCTTGAGGATCTTTGCCGCGGCGCAAATACCGTCCTGCGGAGTCTCGAAAATGGCATGACCTCTGGCGTCCTGGCCCACCATACCGCTCCAGTTATTGCCGAAAGCTTTAATGTTGAGCGGGTTGCAGAACTTGTAGCCGATCGTATTCAGCACCTTGTCCGGAACACTGGGGGGCGTGCCTAAGCCTGCCTGGGCGCCGGAGACTCGGACGTCGACTTTCCCGGCAGCACGAGCGGCCGAGCCTTGAGTAAGACCGATCGCCTCCGGGCCGCCCATTGCGTCAACCGTCTCCTGGAGCTGAGGCCATACACGCTCGCGCAACAAGGCATAGGTCTTGCGGGATACGTCCGGGCTCATCTTCGTGGAGCCGACCTGCTGGAAGTGCTTGAGCGCCCCATACGGGTCTTCGACTGCCATCTGTTGGTAGGCTGAGGCATACGCCAGGGCGGAGTAGTTGTCCTTTTGTCTTGCGATCCATTCCGGACTCTTGCCGCCGATTTTGCCCTGGTAGTCCACCTCATCCATGAGGCTCGCCATTGTGCGCTCGGAGTCAGGGCCGAAACCGGAGAAGGCAAAGTCGTCGATCAAAGACTTGGCGCGCGTGTCCGAGACTTCTGCCTTATAGGCGGCATTTTCTTTCAGGCGGTAGCGCTGCATGGATTGATCGTAGGAGTTGATCTTCTCCAGGGCAACAGAAGTGAAGGCCTGTTTCGCAAGCGGGTTTTGCAGTTTATCCAGGTGTGTCTGATACGCCTTGTTCATGGCCTCGCGGGTCGGGTCATAGCCCTCCACGGCGGTCTTGCCCTTCATGGTGTAGTAACCGCTCTCGGGATTCCATTGCAGCTCTCGTAATTCTTGATCCAGGCCGTTGAGCGCCTCGTCGGCTTCCGCCTTGACCTGCTGGGCCTCGGCCTTTTGTGCAAATTTGACGCTTAAACCGATACCTGCCCTCAAGGGCTGGGTGGCTCGTTCCATCGCGCGCTCATAGTCGAAGGTCGGCTGGACGTTTTCTCCGGGACGCGCAAAAGACTGTTCGCTCTGAGGATTCGGCGTGTTGTTCTGATAAATGGGTACCTGCATATTTATCTGCCTAAGATCGAAACTTTGTTATTGATCGAAAGAGGATTGAAGCTGTAAAGCGGCGTGAAAATCGGCTGGGCCGCAGATACCGCATCAACTCGGATTCCCGGATCGGCCGAGGAGATTCCGTCAATGCGCAGGCCGGGGTCGGCGGATGAAATCGCGTCGATCTTCAATCCGGGATCGGCTCCGCTGATGGCGTCAACCTTGAGCGGCGTGTCTTGTGCCGGCTCTTTTGTTTTGCCCTCGGCAAGTTTTCCAAAGGCGTAGGTCATGCCCACCTGAGACAAGCCGTTGAGCGCCGTGGACATGAAGTTCAGGCCCACACTTTGTTTCTTGGCGTTAAACATCAAGGCCTGGTTTTTGAAGTCGGTAGCCCGCTGGCGATAGCCCCAGGCAGCGGCATGAGCATCGGTCTCAATGCGATTCTTGTTAATCGTCTTGATGATGTCGGTGGAAGCTGTAATCTGCGCCGCGCTACCGCTGCCGATCGCAACACCGTTGGCGGCGAGCGCAGCCTTCTGCCTGGCTTTGACTTGGCCTGCCTGCATCGTTTCGTGCTGGACCTTAGTCTCTGCTGCAAACAGGGTGTACTGCGCCTGCAATTCCATCGTCTTGGCGTTTTCCTTGGCGATATTTGCCTGGGCCTTGGCGATAGCGTTGTTGTAGCGGGTTGTGAAGATCGAACCGACAGCGGAAATACCGGCAGAGATTCCCGTGCCGATCATTGAAGCGGTGTTGAAACTAAAGTCCATAAAACCTCCGATAGTGCGCCTATCTTGACGCCGCCTCAGGCTTTAATGCGCACTATTGTCGGTTAGCTGATTTCTACCGTTGTCGTGATCGAAGTGATTCGGAGCGGGAGCGGCAGAGACTGCCGGATGTAGACCTGGCCCTCATCGCTCCACTTTGGCTTAATCTGTAGGTCATAAATACCGGAGCGCAGATTCGGCGGATACCCGGGTAACTCAGTCGCTCTCGGCTGCATGTGGTACAGCTTTTCAAAGCTCGATCCTGCGGACACTCCGGAGGATTCGTTAAGCCGTAACGTGACCTCCGTAATATTTTTACGGTGAGAGGTGCCGTAGGACATATCGTTAAGTTGAAGGTGGATCGGGAGCGTAACCATGTCGGAGTCGTATTGCAGGCCGACGTAAACCGTCGAGGCCTCATCCTCCAGCACAACTTTCCCGCTGACCACCTTCTGATCCGGCACGACATAACCGTCAGCCAGGATGGAAACCTTCTCGCCTTCCAGCCAGTAGAGTCCGGTAATCGTCTTTGTCGGGTTGCCCTGGTAGAAGCCCGCGCAGTCAACGTAACAGGATTCCGCTCTTGAGGGCGACTGCACCTCGTGCATACGCTCGATAAATCGGACCGTCTGCCCGTTGATCCTGCGGCTGGTGACGACATACGGGATGTCCTCGTAGCCCTCGGAGACAACAGTCACGGACTCGAAACTGCCGCGAGTCTCGATTGTTGAGAATGCTCCGATCTGCTGCTCAGGAATGTAGGTGAAGGCCACCAATACGCCGTCGCTGGAGACTGACCAAATAATCGGATTCGGTGCTTTGGAGTAAGCAATATCGATCACGGTCTTATGGTCGAAAAGGTGCGGCGCACGAAGACATAAATCTCCGGAAATAAATCCGCCTCGCTCGTATGAGTAACCCATTTCACGAAGATGGCCGCCTCTGGCCGCGGCATACACGCAGGCCGAATTTACAACCACAGGGTTGACCGAGCTTGCGCCTTCTGCGTTCTGCGCTTTAAAGCTGATGGACTCCGGCGTCAGGGCATCCGTGTCTGTGGTGCCCACTACCCAGCACCCTGAGGCCGTCAGGAGAATCAATCGGGACAGCGGAACAAGGTGTCGGATTCGGTTGACGTCTCGGGCGTAGATTCGAGCCGAGATTCGGTCGGTCGCCTGTACGGGCAAGTGATACGCCATAGAGTTCTCACTGCCTGCGGCCGTCATCCAAATATATTGCGGCTTGGTACGCGTTCCGGCAAAGATTTTGCGCTGGTCAAAGTAGCTCACGGTGCCCGGATATCCGGACGTAATTTCAGAGTCATACCGTGGCGGTGTGATACCTGAGTCCGGAGAAATTGCGTCATCGATAATCGAGATTTCGGACGTCTGGCCGATATAACTGTAGACACCGCCCACATTGCGATACACACGATACATAGCAGCGCCCGGGACGGCATTCCAGGTAAGTGTGTTGTAGGCGCCGTCCGCAAAAGGATTGCAGTTAATTTCAACGGTAGCCGACAGCGGGCTTTCCTCTGAGGCGTCCGCGTTCAAAGCCGTAACCCCGTATTTTCTCTTAAAAAGTCCTTTGTTCTTATCCTCGACGTCCGGACCGATTGTCTGGGTTACGGCCAGGCCCGTAGGTGCTGACAGTGTGGTATTAAAGTTCACGTTCTCCAATCGCCAGTCGGTCGCACCGTGTCGCCTCAGAGTTTTCGTCGGATAGTTGATGTGCGCGATCGTAATCACGTCAATACTCTGGACGAAACTCAGCTCGAAAAGATCAGCCTCCTCATACGGAGTCGTGATTTCATACGGAGCATTGCCGGACATCAAAGTTTGCTTATGCGTATGGAAGCGGATGTACTTGTGGCCGACCTCCAGGACCATCGTCTGGTCAAGAGAAAAGAGAAAGGGGATCAGGCGGCATTTTTTGTCCGAGTATTTCGCGTGCGCCACGTACTCGAAACCCGGGCGCCTGAAGACAGGACCCTGGGGCTCAACGATAAAATTTTTGCACTTCGCGAGGCCCGTTTGGTTTTTGGCGTCGTCCACTCGGGCGTACATGGTATTAGAGATTTCGCCGCCGCCGAAAGAGTTTCTAAAGATTCTGACTGCCATTACACGAACCTCGCTCTAAGCTGTGCCGCTAAATACTTCGGATGCTGGTGGGCGCTCTTTTTTGCGTCCCGTGTTTTGGCCTTGCTCAAGGCGTCCTCGGCATATTTGAGATACTTGTCCGCGCTCTGATTCTTAACCAGGGCTCCCGCGAGATATGCCGCCAGGCGCATGACGAGGGCCTCGGTGAAGTAGCCCGGGAACATCTGCGGGTTGTTCAAGTAACGGGTGTAGACGATCACGGCGTCCTTGACGTCCGTCAGCAGGAACATCGTGTTTTCGCTTTCGCGATACTCGATCTCGTACGGCAGTGTGGTCTGCCAGGGTTGGCCGCCGGTGCAGTAAAGACCGACAACACACATGCAGTCGCTCGGCAAAGAGTAGCCGTAACGCCACGGGTACAGAGTTCGATCCAGCTCAACGTACTGGGGCGGCTTGTAGCGACTTTGGGCAAAGCTCCAGTTAAATTGCTCCAGCAGATAGCGCAGTGCCATCGGGTAGTAGGCCGCACACTGCTCTGAGTATTGCGTGCCGTCCGGAGGATCGATAGACGTAATGTTTGAGTCCGCACCGAGCTGAGACAGTGCGGCATTGCAGATTTCGATTTGATTAGCCATATAAATAAAGGCGGGTTTTACGCCCGCCTCCTCCGACAAATTTTCGGTTGTTTACTGCTGATTAGCTGTCACCGCCGGCTGCCGCAGTTGTCTTCTCAGTACGGAACTCCCAGCCCTCGCCTTCTTTGACCTGGCCGAGCTTGTAGTCATTGCCGATCCAGGCCGTGACGGTGCCTGCCGTGACGCTTGTCGGGACGGTCACGATACGCAGGTAGCGTCTGTGCTCGAAGGGGAGTCCCACCACAATCAGATTCTTGAGCTCAGTGGGCGTGAATGCCTTAGATGTTGCGACAGTGGCAAAAGTAGAGTTATCGGCCGAGTCCTCAATCTTGAAGGCCAGGCTGGTGCCGGCCACGCCGCTGGCGGAGATACAAAGCGCCATCTTGTGACCGTTGACACCGGACTCTACCAGGGTGGAGCCGAAGTCAAGGCCACTGGACGTGAAGGCGGTTTTGGCCTCCTTCTTGTCGGCGAGCATCATCTTAATGTCGAAAACCATAACGCCTCCTATTAGGAAATTGTGATCGCGGATTCGCTTGCGTTCAGCACGTCCGTGCCGTACTGGTAGATCGGGATACCGCCGAAGGACAACATGCCTTCACGTTTGCCGAAGGTCTTGTATTCCAGCGTGTACTTCGTCTTCTCCAGGAGCTGCAGGTCATAGATCATGCCGACCTGGTCCGTGCAGTAGATACCGACATGAGAGAAGTCGTCGGTGCGCAGGCGGTGGCGTGCTTCAACGAACAACTTCAAGAGGTCAGCTGCGCCCTTGGCGGTAGTGATCTTGGAGGTATCGACGTTGGCGATACGGACAATGTTTTCCGGATTGCCTGCAAATACGCCAAGGTCATAGCCGAACTCGGTTACGTAGGCCGGAAACATTTTGCCGTTAGCGTCCGGAACATAGATCGGAGATTTCTGAACTTCGACGGAAATACCTGCTGCACCGCCGTTTTCCGGGAAGAACAGAGTCATTTCTTCCGGGTGCCAGTTAACAAAATAGATCGAAGTGAGTGTGCTCGTCGAGCCGCCAGCCACTGTACCGCCGGCGTCAATGATGGAGTTCTTCCAGGCGCCGTTGTCTTTGTCCGGCAAAACGATATTCGCCAGGCCTAAGCAGTCTCTCGGATCTTTATCCGGATTGCCCTGGAAGACACGTTTGACCATACCGCGGGTTAAGCCGCGGATAAACATTTGGTCCTTGCGGGCGCGATACGGTGCTCGGTCTTTCTCCGGCATTCTTTCAAGCTGGAGCTTACCGATCACGGAGCGGTCGCGTGCGATACAGGACGGATAACGTACTGCACGACCTGTCGGGGTGGATGCATCCCAGCCTTCGTTAATACCGACGAGCTGGCCTTCCGGATATTTATCCGCCAGTGTGCCTTTCATACCCTGGCCGTCGTTGCCGCGCACCATAGTGGCACGATCAAAGAACGGCTGATAATCTCGGACGGTTTGAATGAAAACTTTCTTTGCTACGTCGCTGTCCGGAACGAGCGACTGCCATTCAGCCATTGTGACGGGCGTCATGCCGCTGAAAACGTCTGCCATTTTTAGTCTCCCAAATTAATAACCGTAAATATCTTGAGGTGTGATTGCTCCGGATACTCGACCTTTGGGCGGAGTATCTTCGCTGATTGCCGCGCCGACTCTTGCTAGGAATTTGATAAAGCCGGGGTGCGACCCAACAGGCAGCGAGAACAGTTCTGCGATATCTGCGTCATAGTTGCCGTCGGCGCCTTTGCCGAATCGGTCTCTGACCTTAATCGCACGCTGGATGGAGGCGTCATAGTTGGAACCGCCGATCTCGGGGTCCTTCTTAGCCTTCTCCAGCCACTGGCCGCTGACCTTGTTAATAAACTCAACCTGCTGGGAAACCATCACGGGCGTGATCTCATCGATTACGGCCTGGGCCTTCTCCTGCGAGAGATTGAGCTTTTTGGCGATACCCTTAAAGGAGTCGACCACTGCGCTATTGAGCTCTACACCTTCGGGTGCTTTGAAGTCGGCGTAACTTTCAGGTGCCGCATCCTCTTTCGCTTCCTGCTTCTCTCCGTCCTTGCCCTCGGCCTTCTTGGCGTCGTCTGCCTCAGGCTTAATCTCAAGCGGATTGCTTACCGTCTGAGCGGCCTTAGTTTCGGGCGCCGGAGAAGTTTCAGTCTTCTCATTACCGGCCTCCTTTTCAGTCGGAGCGGTGGTCTGAGAAGACTGCCCCTGGTCCAAAGGAGAAGACTGTTGCTCATTCTGCGAAGGAGGTACTAACGTCTCCTGACTGGTGTTTTGGGAGCCGCTGTCATTTTCTGTACTCATCCGATATCTTCCTTATCTCGGTGTATTGTTCCGGGCAATAGGTCATGACGTAGCTCAGCACGACAAGGCCGAAAGTTTTCTTTCCCTCTTTGTTCGCCATCGTCAAGGCGTTGGTGTCAAAAGAGGAGGAGAACAAGGCGCAGTCGGAAAAGATTTTGTTAAACACTATCTTTCCGTCCCGCGTGCCCAGAAGGCGGATGAGAGACTCTTTAAAAGCCTCTTCAAAGCTCGCTTTCTGCGCTTCTCGTTCTTGTCTTTCTTCCTTGAGCTTCGCTTCGTCAAACGGATTGCGAATCTTTCCTGACATTTAAAACCTTCAATAAAAATCAATGCGCACTTTTTTACTGCCCCATCTCGGCCTGGAGCGCCTCGACGGCCTGACCCGCCATGGTGTCGCCGCCTGCGGGGACCTTGCCCAACTTGCTCAAGGCGTCCACGCCCTGCTGCGCCTGTTCCTGCTGCGCCATCTGCTGTTGCTGCTGAGCTCTCTGCTGCTGGATCTGCTGCACCTCTTCGTCCGAGCGCAGTAACGAGGGGCTCACACCCTTCTTGTCGAAAATGATCTTGATGGCGTTATCCAAGTTGATGCGGTCAAGCACCGACGGGTCAACTTGCGCCAGCTGGCAGACTTGCGTAATGGCCTCCATGTCGGTGTTGGCCTGGACCTCTTTCTGAGATCGGGCAAGCATGGAGGTGTACTCAATGTTTAACTCAGTGCCCTGGAGCTCCTGGGGCGGAGGCGGAAAAACTCCGGCGCGGGAGAGGATCGAGAAAATGCGGCCGATAAAAGGATTCAGAACCTCGTTGTTGAACCGAGACAAAATCGGTCCGAGCATGATGAGTTTTTCCTCCTGGAGTCTCGCCACCGCGGTCGCGGTCATGCGCGCGATCTCGGCCTGGTTGGAGAGCATGAGGAAAAGGTCGGTAAAGAATGCCGCCTTGATTCTGCCTTGAACTTCTTGGATGTCCACGGTGATCGGGTTGATGTTTCCGACCGCAGTGGTGGCGTTATTCGACTGACTGCCGTTGGTCGGCATGTCCACGAAACTTAAGCCGCCCGGGGCGAAGTCAAGCTCGGCGTCCTTGGCCGACGTCGGCAGAAGTCTCGGGGGATCGACGATCAAGTCGATCGCGTTGCCTTTTTGCATCTGCTCGTGCTTGAGCTGGCGCACGTCACCCAGCGCGGTCATGCCCGGAGATTCGCAGGAATAGGTATCGGTCGAGATTGCTCCCCAGCGGCCCACGATTGCCGGAAATTCGTTATACCCGGATTCCAGGAGAATCGAGTGCTCGTCACTGTCGGCGTCGACCAGCATGTGAACCGCACGATACGGCATGTTCTTGTTGTCCTGCTTGGTGATGTCGCGATCGTATCTCGGCTCAATGGCATGGATGACGGCCTTCTCTTGGTCGTATTGCCGTTGGTCATAGAGCGCCTTAATGCCGCGCGGGACATTCTCATAGCCATACTGCTGAACGATTTGCGCGACCGTCATCATCAGCTCGCGATACAGAGTATCCGGGATGCCCTTATGGTTGCAGGCGATCGCATACTCGCCGATTGTGAACGGGTAGCAGTAAAAGCCACGCTCATCATCCTCCTGAATCATCATGGCGGCCGTGCCGTAGAGACTGACCTCAAGCCAAAAGTGGTGCAGGCTTTGATAGGCGTTCGTTCTCGATAGGCCCATGTAGATGACCTGGGACACATCCGCGAGCCACTGCTTCACGGCCGGAGACTCATCCAGTGTGGGACTGCCGGTCGTGAGATAAAACCACTGCTGGCTAGGGTCCGTAAGTCCGGACATCAATCCGGAGGACAATAGGTTGCTGGCGCCGGTAGCCGTATTGTCGAAAATCTCATTGAAGCGTTCGCGCGCCTCGTTCTTCGGCCCGCGCAGCAGGAATTTGCCTGTTGCCGGCCGGATATGCGTGGCGATACTTTTCCACTGTGAGATAAAGGGATCGCGCTCCGTCTTGAGCTTTTGCCAGCGCGACAGGATGTGCGCACGTAATTCCTTCTTGTCCATCGGTGCCTCGCTTTTAGGCTCCGAGCTTGTTGCCCTTGCCTAAGGTCAGATCGGAGTTATTGATGCCCTCGGGCCCTGTCAGCAGCGTCGAGCCTCCGGATGCGTTCTGATCTAAGTTCTGCTCATAAATGCTGGAGACATCGGCCTCTTTAGCGTTCTGGCGGCGCATATCCTCGCGGGCCTTCGTCTGAGTAATCTCGTTATTGCGCTGTGCTTCCTTGGCCGCGGCCTTCTGCTGTCGGGCCTGCTTGTTGCTCGCCATAACGGAGGCGGCGGTACCTACCGCGGCCACGCCGGCACTGATTGCTACAGCTGTAGTGGCAGAAATTGCTCCGCTCATATTCATTCTCCCCGTGACATTAAAAGATCGGTTTCGTCAGTAAATTCGGCCTCTGCCTTCAGGAGCGTCTTAGCCTTGGTAGCAAAGGACATGGAAATAGTGGTGTCCTCGTAGGCGACAAAAATCTGTCTGCGTCCTGCCGAGGCTCGGAAAATATGTGTGCCTTTTAAGCGGACGGTTCTGCCGCCGCAGGTCATGGCGACGTCCCCGGTGACCATGATGACCGTCGGGATCTTGATTAAGGCGCCGGCGATCGCCACGCCTTTGGGGACTAAGCACGTGCGGCAATACATGCCGGCATGAATGAAGCTTTTGGTCTTAATCTCGACCTGGGGCGCCGCGCGCATTTCCTCGACGCCTGCGGCCATAGCCTCCAGTTCTCCGGACGTGTTGGGCGGTATTTCGGCGATTACGATTTCAGTCATGCCAGGGCCTCATAAAAAACGGTGTTCATGCGTGTAAACCTCGGGACCCGGGCGAATAAAGTCTCCAGGCGCGAGCCGCTCCTGCATCCCCAGTAAATGCCTGAGGCGCCGGCGTCCTTGGCGGCTTGGCTCACTGCGTTAATAAGCCTGAAGCCCGCCGCTCCGCGCCGAAAGTCTTTGGACAAGAAAACCGACTCGACTGAGGCCGTGACAGTGGAGTAATGCGGGATGACGGTCAGCACGAAGGAGCCGAAACCGACAAGCCGCTCACCGCTGAAGGCGCCGATCACTTTGAAGGCGCCGGACTCCTCGGCTTTGCGGTAATAATCGACGTTCGGCTTTTGAGGCAAAAAGGGGTTGCCTGACTCGGCCATGTATTCCGAGATCAGCATGTCGGCGTCCGGAGCGCCGAAAACTTCAGCGACCGTGACAGGTCTAAAGGTCAATACTTTTTCCATGGGCGCATTGTCGATCTCCGGACAAATTCAATGCGCACTTTTACAGCGACTTGTAGGGGTTTCGGATCTGACGTTTCCGTCTCTCAGTGAGCCGCGGCATATTGGCTGGGCCGTCCAAATACTCCTGGATCGGTACGGCAAAACACAAGGCGAGCGCGTCGGCTGTATCCGGAGAATTCATGCCGCGTTTTTTCATTGACTCCTTGCTCTCCAGGAGCAAGCGTCCTTTGCGGTCAAGGAGTTTTTCCGGAATACAAAGATCGTCAGCAAGCTCGGCGCTGTTGGGCAGACACCCGTTGTCGCGAATAAAGTCTCTCATCCGATCCCACATTTCCGCTCTCTTATTGGCCCAGCGCTCGGTGTTGCTTGAGCGGTTGGCTGCAATCACCTTGTGGATATGCGGGACCTTATCGACCATGTAGTCGTAAGGAGAGGCACCCACGCCGGTGTAGTCGATATTGACGTAAATTTTCGGGATTCCGAGTTTCTGCAGTTCCTGGGCATAAAGGATGACCTGCTCTCCGAGCTGAGGCCCCGTGAGTCCGCGGAAAATCTTTAAGGGCATTGTGCAGTCGCGGCCGATTTTCGTTGCGATCACGGATCTATCGTCGCCTTCTCGGGCAACGTCCACACCTAAGACGGCAACGGTGGCGGCGTAATTCATGACGCCTACAGGGCGGCTGACTGCTGCGTCCACGTCCTCTCGGGTAATGAACTGTTTGGCAGATGTCGACGGGAAGACACCGCGCACACGAACTTTCACGAAGTCGGAGTCCTCGCCATAATCGTCAACGTACTGCTGCAAGAGTTCCTTGTTCGTAATCTTGACCGTTCTGGAGTCGATGTTGTAGTGCAGCCAGCGGTGGCGCTGTTTGTGAAAAGCGTCGAAAAAGGCGCCCTCGGGTCGCGTCGGGTTTCCGAAAATACACCAAATGATTTGCGTATCGCGGTCAGTCAGCGCGCCTTTCGTAACCTCATAGATTTTCTCGGCGATCACGGACGCTTCGTCGAATAAAACGAGGATTCTTTTGCCTTGGTTATGCAGGCCCTGGAAAGCGTCGGTATTACTTTCGTTCCAGGGGATAGCGTCGATTCTCCAGGTGTACTTATGGCCCTTTTGGAGAGAATAGATCGATTCGGCCGCGACCTCGAACCAGTCCTTGAAAATGCAGACAGAATGCCATTTATGGAGCTCGGACCACGTCTTGGTTAAAAGCTGACGGCCCGTTTCCGCAGTGATAACGCCTTTTGTATCCGGATAGGTGCATATCGCCCAGAGAATGACCCAGGCGACCAAAGCGGTCTTTCCGATTCCGTGTCCGGACGCCACGGCAATTTGGATTGCCTGGTAGCGGGTCGCACCGTTTTGCAGTCGGTCCCTAATGTCGCCTAGGATTTTCTCCTGCCAGGTATCGGGCCCGTCGTATTTCTCTAGGATCCCCTCGCCCCAGGGGAATGCGTGGCGCACGAATGCGAGCGGATCGTTACTGAACCGCACTGCGAGCTTCTGTAAGTTCAGTTCGTAATTTTGATTTGCTAATTTTTCATTGTCCATGAGACCACCGTCAATACAAATGCGGTTATGGGGAATGGGATGGAGGGAGCGAATAAAATCACCCCTCGCGCGGTCAAATTACAGATATTGCCTATCGACCCATGATAACGCCCCTCGTCGGGGCTGAGTTAGGGGTTTCACCCCTCAGACCGCTGAGTTTCGGGCACCCTTCGCCTATCTATAACCCCGCTTCAATCCATCGTTGGTTATTGATTAGGGCGGGTCGATCACACCCCGTTTGCTTTGAGGTGCCGGCCGTCGGCGGGTATGCCTTATCCGACTGCCGACGTGTGGACAAATTGGTGGACAAAACGGCAATAACATTCATAACTAATTGATTTATATAGATCGCATGGCGGAGAAATGCTCCGCTACACCTCTATTTCTCGTCCTTTTCCACGGCCGCCAGGATCTGCGCTAAACGATTGGCGCGGTCACTGACATCCTGAGTAACTTCCAGCTTGTCTCTGAATTTGCCTCTAAGCCGGCATATCGTTGTGAGCGCCTGGTTCGCGCCCTTGGAGTCAAACATAAAAACCGCGTGGCCCGCTTTGTCTTTCTTCGGTTTGCCGTCGAAGTTGTAAACCTGTTGCGGCTCAGAGCATTTTTCAAGGATATCAATCGCTTTTTTGAGCTCGAAGTCCTCTTCCAACTGCATTCTTTCGTTGCGCTCGGCCTGCCGCTTCGCTATCGCGCGGGTGATCTTAGACGTTCTGAGCAATCGAGCTGCATTTACTGCCGCCGAATTATCCGTAGTAACGTTATATCCCGCTTTCTTGTAAGCCTCGGTCGCATTGCCGCCGTTTTTCAGGTATTCGCTAACGAAGGCGGCCTGCTTCGGTGTCAGGCGTTCTATTGTTCCAAACTTGGTGCTCGACATAATAAAACCTCCGTAATCAATGAGTTGATTATCGGAGGCCGTCGCTCAATAATGCGCACTATTTGTGCTCGTGCTTTTGGTCCTTTCCAAAAAAGAGGATTAAGGCCAGCACGCCGACCGCTGCCACAAAGCAGGTATACAAGAACCATGCGCTAGTCATCTCTTCTCACTCCAGAAAGCAATAAACACAGCAGAAAGCAGAAAATTCCGAGCCATATTCCCAGAGTTTTATCCTGAAACAATCCCATACCGGCGCTCAATACACTCAGCTTTTCGAGCGCATCGGCCACTCGCTTTTTCAGGGCTTCCTTGTCAACTTTATACCTTTGTAGATTCATGCCGTCAATCTCCTGGCGCTTATTTTAGTCGTTTTGTTTCCGGCGCCGTATTTCCTTAAAACCGATTTGCCGCTTCTACAGTCGTTCAATCTTCCTCGGATGATAAATCCTATTAATTTTTACCGATCGCTCTCCTGCGGTCGATTTTGATGCCTTCCTACCCTATTCATTGATCATTGCTTTAACGAACTTCACCGGATGCTTGCCTCTTATCCTCCCGGCAAAAAAATCTCTGACCGTTCGCTTTGGTATTTCCATTTTTTTCGATATCTCGTTAAGCGAAAATCCTGCCAGGCGTAAATCAATGCACTGCAGGACTTCGTTGTCTGTATATCTCGCGGCCTGATGGCTCTCTCCGACATACGCTCCCAGCGGGCCGATAAAGTCGACGCCTCCGGCCCTAAGACCTAAAGTACTCCGGATGTTCTCTCTTAACTCTTTCAATCGCCGCTTGTAAGGTCCGCTGGCGGCCGAGTCCATGAAGTTTTTGTGCCGCTTTCGCGGCTTCAGTGAGTAATCTTTGGGCGTCATGAGGTAATACCGTATGAGGTTGATAGGTTGATTGTTTTTCGGTCATTCTTATCTCCCCGGGATGCCTCCAGCGGGTTTCCGCCGCCGGAAGCGTCTAAACCGCTAAAGCTCAAACTTCCGTGACAATGCCGTTTGAGCTATGGAAACCGACGTCAAAGGGCGTGCCGTCTAACCGCGTTGTAAAAAACAGTCTTGCGTACACCGTTGCAATCGTCTCCGGGATTCCGAAAATGCGTACTCGTCTCTCGCCTTTCCGGTTGTACGTCACCACTGCATAGGCCTCGCAGTATCCGCTCTTGTCGTCTCCCTCCCATGCCTTGGGCGCCGATTCAGAGTAGCCGACCTGGATCGTCCAGTGATTTGCGGGATCGCACCCGAACAAGTTGTCCTCTGCGCACGTGCCGTAGACGAAAGCGTCTAGAGCGTGGAATGTCTCCATAAAATCGAGGACATCCTTTATAGGAGGGCAGTTGTACATGCCTCCGTGGTACAGATTGCTGTCCCAAACTCGCCCCGCCTTGAGTGCATAGTCGACTGCGACAGATATGACCTTTAACTTTTCTAAAACCTTTGATTCTTTCTCTAATAACATAGCGAAAACCCTTAGTTAGGGTGCAAAAACGCATTTTTAAGACCCTTTTCCTAAACTTCCCTATACGCGTATATGAGAGAAGTTTTAGAAATAGATAGTATTTTTGCGTTTTTACACCCTTTACCCCTCTAATCCTTAATCAACAGCCTCAAAACCGACTGCTTTTACTTTGATGCCTTTAAAGCAAATAACTCCTTTTTGATAGACAGTTTCAAAACCTCTTTCCTCCATTGCGTTAAAAAACCATTTCTTCCGTTCCTGATACTGTGGGACGCTAGAGTCCCGTGCGTATTGCTTCCAGGCGTTGTAAGCCTCAGACCGCGGCCACCGCGCATCGGGCTCGATAACGCAGTGCTCTGAGAAAAAGTCCGACATCGGGTCTTGGGCCGATCTGTATGCTTTCTGCTCCCGGCGGATGGCTTCCGGAATCCGCAGGCCGCGCTGCTGAAAGCGGAGGGCGCCGGCAATGCACTTATTCAGGAAACCGGAAAGCTCTGCCTCAGACTTTTGGTCAAATAAGGGATCGGCTCGCTCGGCGTTGAAGTTGCCCAGATGGCGCACGGGCAGCAGACGATCCCACATGCCCTCACTCTGATCCTCAACGATCGGCTTATGGTTGGACACGAGCACCGGCAGACAGCACGGCGTGAAAGTGATTGAACTCTTGGCCCACGTCTGGCGCCCGGTCATCGGGTCCCCGCCGGTGAGCTGTTTGACGAGCGAACTATTTAAGCGGCTGCCGTCGGAGGTCTCCACGAGTGTCACCAGCCGCTTGTCTTTAAGTCGCGTGATGTCTTCTCTGGCGCCGCCCGCCGAGCCGCCTTTGCCTTCGATAAAAGTCTTTTGGTCGGCTCCGACGTGATAGCCCTCTTGGCCGTTGCCCATCATCTTGATCGCCAGGTTAAGCAGCGCGGATTTACCGTTGTGGCCTAGGCCGAACATGATTAAGAAAGACCTGCGCAGGCGCCCCGTCATGCCGGCGCCGAAAATGTCGTAATAGAACTCAACGATCTCCGGATCACCGTTGCATATCTCCAGCATTCGGTCGTCGATATAAGGACAAGTCGCGTCCTTGTCGTAGTTGACCGGGGAATGGAGCGTAATCATGTGCGCGGGATCCCCGGGAATAAATTCACCGGTCTTTAGGTCGATCTCGCCGTTGTTCACTCCGAAGTAGCGCAGATTTTGGTTGAGCTCGTGCGGGCTGATAAGTACGCTGTTGTCTCCGTCGGAGAAAGACTTAAAAGCCTTGAGCATGTTCTCCCAGGTCTTGGGATTGCAGCACTTGGAGGCGAAGTCTTTGAGCTTGACCGCGCTTTCGCTGTCGAGGCCTTTGGCTTCCTCGAATAACGACTCCACGGTCATCCTGGCGTAGCCCATGATTGCCTCGTTGGGCGTCTTCTTCCAGCGGATTCCGTTCCAGGTGTACCACTGACCGTTAATGCAGTCCCATTTGAGACCGCCTTTGTAGGTGTCGCGCATGCGTTCGGCCAGGCCGAGCTCGTTGGGTGCGTAGTCGGAAAAGGTACTTTTCTTAAACCATCCCTGTATACTCGTCTTTGTGATTGATCCGGCGCCCAATTCTTTCAGGCGCTTTAAGGCGTAATTCGTGAAAACCTCTCTGTCTGCTCGATTGGACAGTGAGGTTTTTCTCGCTAATGTCTCGACGTCAAACTCATCGGAGCATTTAGCCAGCGCGGCAGTGAATTCCGCTTTTGCCGCGATTCGCATCTGCTTTTCCCGGCTGGCTTTGGCCTCTTCCGCTTTGGCGATCACGGTCGGCATGCGGATGAGCTCTTCCTTGCATTTACCGACCTCAACGAACGAGGCCCATTTTTCCGCGAGCGCCTGGGATCCTTTGTCCGGATAATTTGCCGACTTGCTGCTCCATTCGTCCCAGAGTCGGAATGCTTCGTCCGAGCCGTCGTACTCCAGGTGCAGCGCCATACCGACTTCAAGCCAGTCTTTGTATGCGTCTGCGTCAATATGGCTGATGATCTTCCTGGCTTCCGAGAGCGGGATGTTTCTGCACTTCATGCACTCGACGTCGAAGGCCGTAAGCGGTCCTGCGTTAGCCGACACGGAGCGGCCGGCGCCGCCTCTTTCCTTTAGCTTCCAGTCGTGTTTGACGGCGTAGTCGTTAACAATGCCGACAAGCGACTGAGCCTCCTCCATTGTGACGATTGCCAGGGATTCGGCCGGATGATCGAGCGGAGTCTCCTGGTTGATCCATGAGTACGGCTTTCCGGTAATTTTATGGATACCGAGCGCGACAAATTGCTGCCCCTTAGCGAGGATCTCCAACTGCTGATCTTGGCCGTGAGAGTCCACGAATTTGTGCGAGGAGATTTTGGAGAAACTTTGGTCTGTCCGGACTAAGAACAATGTCCGGGGAAATCTGCCGACACGGGATAAGAACGAGTGGCCGCCGCAGAACTCGGTGATTTTGTCATGCAGCAGCTTGAGCAGGTCTTTATCAGTGATATCGCAGTCAATGCCGATCACTTTATGCTCGCCCTGTCCCGTGAGCAGACCTATGCCGCAGCCGACATGGATCTCAGCGTCGTCCGGCTTGAATCGGTAGGATGTCCATCCTTTCTCAATGTCCGGGAACTTCTCTCCCGGCTTAATCGGTATCGGCAGATAGCCGTTGTCGACAAGCCTTTGGGCGGCTTGGTCGAAGGTAATAGCTTTCTCTTGGGTCATAAAACCACCTTTTCTTCTTCGTCTAACTGAGACTCGATCAAAAACGCCAACGCTTCGTCCAAATGCTTCTTGGCTGTAATGACGTTTAATGCAAGATCTCTTACATCGATTAAGCCGCCGTCGCCCCTGACAGCGGCCGCGGTCTTTGTTTTTTCCAAACTCTGCTCGGCCAATTCCAGGGCGTTCAGGGCACTGGTTATCTTTGCCGAGCGTTCCTTTACAATTTCAAAAAAGCTTCTTTCTGAGGTCATGATGTCTCTCCCTAATTCGTACGTCTGTCCGCATTGTGGTGTCGCGGTTGCTTTTGCCGCGCGCCCGATCCTCAAACGCCCCAGGCCACCTTATGACGCTTTGAGCGAGTACTACCGATACAGTTCTGTCGCGCTTAAATCGGTTGACGTTTTCGACTTGGGCGATTTTTACGAGACAGCTACCTTGACTGTTTCTGTGTGCCCTACTTGCGGTCGTCCTTCCCTCTGGGTTTGCGGCGAGCTTGTTTGGCCAGTATCCGGTGGGATTAAGGCGTATGAAAAAATGCCGGAGAAAGCAAAGCGAGTTTTCGATGAAGCGCAAAGCCTTATGCGTCTGTCTCCCAGGTCCTGCTGCGCCCTTCTCAGATTGTGCGTGGAGGAGATAGTTAATTATGTTGGGGCTGAACAAGGGCTCAAAAATTTTGACCCCAGCTGGATGCTTGTTCGACGCATTGAGGCGCTGGCGATACCGGAGGCTTTGACTCAACAGCTTACCGCCTGCCGTGTGATTGGTAATGACGCGGCGCATCCTGGCGTGCTTGATTTTTCCGGAGAGGACAGCGGCAAAGTCGCGGTGCTTTTGTCGCACACGGTTAACAACCTTTGCGCCTGTCTTATCGGACCTCTTGATCTCAAGAAATTGGCCGATGAGGTTGAGGCCGAAAGGAAAGCCCGCAAAAACAAAAGTTGAAGTCATTTTTCTTTCTCTTTTTTGGTTTCTTCCGTACAAAGCTGAGCCACAAGTTCACGGAGTTTGTCGACGATCTTGTAGCTGACTTCCGTGTAGCGTTTTGATTTGATCTTGCTGACTGTGCCCTGGGCGATACCGAGCAGAGCAGCGATTTGATGCTGTTTGAGTCCGGCTTTTTCGAGCTTGAAAACTGCGGCGTCCGGTGAGAGTAATGAAGCGGCCATGGTTCATCCCGTTAATCTCAATATAGATTAAATTGTAATTCTTATATGAATATGTCGACAAATTAAGGAGTGTTAAAATATTCACATGGGAATAATTGAATAACGAGAAGAAAATGAAATCCAGACTTGCCAAGAATTTAGGAACCCTCATGCAGGAAAAACAGATAAGCCAAACTAGGCTGTCTAAAATTTCCGGTGTTTCTCAGTCTTATATCTTCAAGATTCTCAACGATCAGATAAAGAAACCAAGCCTGGACACTCTGGAAAAACTTGCCACTGCGCTGGATTCAACCGTTGCCCAGCTCAATCATTCTTTGGAATTGCCGAAAGAAGCGGATCCTGTTGTCGGCCTGAGGAAAGTACCGCTCATTAGCTGGGTTCAGGCTGGCCTTCCTACTCCGGTGGCCTCTCTTGATGATCTCGATAAATGGTACATCTGCCCAGTGAGTATTAGTAACGAGGGCTTTGCGCTAAAAGTCCGTGGCGAGTCCATGGAACCGATGTTTTATGAAGGCGATATTGTCTTTATTGATCCGGAAGTCCCCGCCGAATCCGGTCGCATTGTGGCAGCAGTCGACGATGGCGCAGCAGACCCTGAAGCCACACTCAAGAAACTCGTAAAGGACGGCTCGGATTACTACCTAAAGGCTCTTAATCCGGAGTGGCCGGGCCCTAAATTCCAGCCGTTTACCCAAAGCATGAGAATCGCTGGCGTGGCTGTTGGCAAGTATGTGGAGCTGTAAGAATGGCTTCCGTTTCACTTATTCGCGGTGTTTTAGTAAATCCTTTTGTAGTTGGAATAGCGGGACTTGTAATAGGCGCCATAGCGGAAAAATACCTTCCCAAGAGTTCTCGTATTCAAAACATTGCTTTAGTTGCGGCCGCCGCGCTAGAGGTTTATTTTCTTATAGGTATCTACCTTTGTTTGTACCAAACGCGGGCAAGCTTGCTCGTTTTGATTGCTGCGATCTTATTAATCTGCTACGGGCCCGAAGACTCCCGCCTTTTTAAAGCATCAGCAATCGCTTTTTTAATTGTGGTCAGCTTCTTCTGGAAAGAAATTCTAAAGTTTATGTTCCCTTAGAAAGACCAGATTCTTTACGGCCGTCTTCGGGCGGTTTTTCTTTGTCCTCTTAAATTCCTATAAGAATTATTTATTCACTTAGGGTTGAATCTAATCATCTCTATGGCTATTATTCGTTTGTGAATTGATTAAGTTCAAAGGACAAACGAAATGCCGAATACCAAAAGCGAAAGTCCCTACATCTTCTCAACGGACGAACAACTCCGCCAGGATCTAAAGAAAGCAATGGTCGAGCGCCGATATACCGCTAACGCCCTTGCTCGATTCTTCGACGTTACACCTTCTACATTGGGCCGTTTCCTGGAAGGCTCCTACCCGCACCCACGTAAGTCAACCCGAGAAAAATATATCGATTGGCTGAGCAGCGGTGAGCTTCCCGCGGCAGACGCTTCTGCACCCATTGATGCCTGGCTCAAGCTCCAAACCTGTCTTATCGATCTCGCCGGCCGCACTGGCGGACTACCTCCGGACGTGATGTCCGCAATCACTGAGCTCAATTCTTTTTTCTCTTTGGCTAAGTGAGGCCTTGGAGTAAGCCATGCGACGCGAATTTAGTGATTTCGAAATCGCCGTCGGCGCGTTCGTCGCCTTCCTCGGTTTCTGGGGGCTTGTGTACCTCGTCTTCATTCTTCCGGAACTGCTCGGAGGTCTCTTATGAACTCAGTTTTTAACCTCGCCTCCTACAACTTCAATCAGTTGACTGATGACGAGCTTCTCTCCTGGCTGCATTCCGAAGGCTTAACCAATATGCCGCCGATCATTCGGACATTGGCTTATCGCCTGGAGGCCGTTCAGAACGACGTGGCCGCCCAGGAGGAAACGAAAGACCTTAAAGACGAGGTCAAAGATTACGACCGCGGCGTAACCGAAGGCCTTGGCCAGCTGGAAAAAGAGCTTTGCGGCTATGCCTCCGATCTCGAAAGAGTAACTGACACGATTCTCGAATCTGAAGGAAAGATTCTTTTGCCGGACGGCAAATTGATCGATGACCTCGATCTCGACGAAGAATCCCCGGACGATCAGATCGTCGTATCCCGTCGCCAGCTGGACTCTATCCGCGCTCAGATCGATTCCATTGGATACGCCATTTCCAACCTAGAAACCGGGGACTTCTTCCCCGATCGCCCTTCCATCTAAGACTAAAGGAGATATTTATGTCTTTAGAAACTGCCATCCAAGAAAACACCAAAGCACTGCAATACCTGGCTGAGATTGTTAAACAGGCCATGAGCATGAAACCCGTGCAGGCTCCTGTTGCGGCCGCCGCTCCGGCGCCTGAGCCCAAAGCCGCACCGGTCGAACCTGTGGCCGCGGCTGACCTTCCTCCGGTAGCTGCACCTAAGGC